GTTATTTTGTTACTGCTCCACAATTTGGAAATATAAGTGGAACAAAGACAAGGGATATGTTGGGTAATCCAAACATAGACGATAAAGAAAGAATAAAATTTTTCAAAAAAACATTTGGATATTTTGATAAAGGTGTGTATAATATGATGACTAATAAATTCAGAAAATTATACGAGGTTTATCGTGGTCTTTTTGAAGGGAGTGAAATTGCAAGTGTAGATACTGATGATGGTCCAGGTATGTTTTCGAGTTTGAAATCATATATTAGTAGAGCCGAAAAAGAAGCTGGTAGATTGGGTTGGGAGTTAGCAAGTCTCATAACCGATACTGATGCTTATAACATTCAAGACACATCATTCTATAAAGATACTGCATATCCAAATGGTCCTATTGGTTCGGTATCATATGGTCCTGCCGGAGTTGCTGAACCAAGTGCTGCTAATGATTTGGATTTGGTCGGAAGTGAATTATGGAATCATTGGTTAGACCATATTGACAAAATATTGGCAAATCAAGATTACAAATATGTTGATGATTTGAAAAGAGCTAGAAAAATAACGATTGATGATTCACCTAAAACATTAAAAAAACTCGATAGTGAGGAGCCCAAAGAGACTGAGATTAGAGTGGGTAACGACCAACACGAGGATTTAGAAATAGTAAAAGAAGTTTTATCACTTACGAGTGATTTACCAAGAAACGGAAAGGAGTTATTATTAATGGGAGGAGCTTACGGTCATATGAATCATCCATTTGACGATAAAGATTTGACATTTGGAGATTTAAAAAAAATAATTGAGTTAGGTTTAAGTGGTAAACTTGACCGAGAAGATAATGTTACTGAGAAAACTGATGGTCAAAACTTGATGATAAGTTACAAAGATGGTAAACTTATCGCAGCTCGTAATAAAGGACATCTTAAAAATAAAGGTAAAACAGCATTATCTATAAAAGATGTAGAGAAAAAATTTAAAGGTAGGGGTGCTATACGAAATGCATTTGTATTTGCTATGAGAGATTTATCAAAAGCTATTGGTGCACTCTCTAAAAAACAACAAGATAAGATTTTTGGTAATGGTTCTAAGTTTATGAGTTTAGAAGTAATGTGGCCTGCTAGTGAGAATGTTGTAAACTATGATATTACAGAGTTACTTTTTCACGGAGCAATCGAGTATGATGATAGTGGTAGACCAATCGGACAAGCAAAAGATAGTGCGAGAATGTTACAAGGTATGATAAAACAAGTTAATCAACACATACAGAAACACTACAAAATATCTAAACCTAACTTCGTCACCGTTCCTAAACATCAAGACTTTGGTAAGATGAAGAAAAAGTTTCATGGTCGTTTATCTAAACTACAAAGTCAATATGCTCTTAAAGACAACGACACACTTGGATTATATCATCAGAGATTT